GATCTAGGATCAATCACTTGGAAAAGTACCGATTTCGGCAGTCTAGGCGACGGAGATTATCGCAGGGGCTCCCTGCTTATAACGTTCGAGGTCACGCGCCGACTAGATCTAGACCGATTTGAGCCAGAACCCATTGAAATTATGATGGTTGATGTGGAGCACGAAAAGCGATATTTAACGAGCTGGAAAGGTGAATTATGAGATATAAATACGTTAAAGCCCGTCCCGGAGCGGTGATCCCAAACCCCTCCGAGCCCGACGCCACTCCGCTCCGGGCGGGCGAATGGTTCAAGGTGGCATGGCCAGGACCAGGCGGCTACTGGTCTCGGCGCGCTGCTAAGGGGGTGATCGAGGTATCGGCTAATATCCCGGTCGCAAAAAAAGGGGGCAAGTAATATGGCAATATCGTTCGGATTTTCCGTCCCCGATGAACCCGGGGTCTACTTTGAAATCGACCACTCCCAGACGGGCGTGGGCGGACGGAGCGCGTCAAGGGTACTCGTGATGGGACCGATGCTGTCAGGGGGGTCTGCTACCGCAGACGTCCCAATATTCATCCCATCGGCCGGGGCTGCCGGGGGGCTATTCGGGGCCGGATCCGTGCTAGCGGGTATGGTCGAGCATGTCAAAAAGGCGTATCCAGCGGCTGAAGTATGGGCGTTGCCCCAGGCGGATCCTGCAGGGACTGCACCGGCAGCTATCTGTACGGTCACGGCGGCCGGCGCCAAGGCAGGCGTCATACCGCTGTATATCGGCGGCGTGTATGTTCCCGTCGCGGTAGATGACGATGACACCGCCAATGCTATCGCCGGCAAGATCAAAGATGCCGTCAATGCCAAGGCCGAGTTATCAGTCACGGCGACGACAGATAACGCCACGGTAACCTTTACATTCAAACACGCGGCAGCCCTGGGGTCTAGCTATGATATCCGCCAGGGGTATCGCAGAGAGCAGTTACCCGAAGGCGTCGGCGTCGGCATCGGCGCCATGTCAGCCGGGGCCGGGGTGCCGGATCTTGAAGCATCCCTGGCCGCCCTGGGGGACGCTGAATTTGACACCATTATCCATCCATACACTGACGCCGGGTCCCTGCAGGCGATCAAGATCGAAATGGCGTCTAGGTGGTCGCCGCTGCGAAGCGTTTATGGCTTAGTTAACACTGCAGTATCAGGGACTTACGAGGCTTTGACGAGCTGGGCATCTACGGGCCCCAACGATCAGTATACTACCGTGCTGGGGCTGGCGGGGTCACCTACACCGCCCTGGATTGCTGCCGCGGCGTTGGGTGCACTGACTGCGCAGCATCAAATGGACGCCGCCGATGCCACCTTGGCCCAGGGCTTTTCCGGCCTCGAATTATACGGCGTCTTGCCGCCATTGCCAGAGGATTCCTTGACCGTCGTTGAGCGAAATATCTTGTTAAAATATGGGCTTGCGACGGTCTCCCATGTGTCAAATACTAGCTACCTGTCTAGAGCTAGGACGTCCTATACTACCGACGCCCACGGGTCCCCGGACCGGTCGCTATTCGACCAGCGAACCCTAGCTATCCTGATGCGCCTGATCCGCCAGGACCGCCAAGATTTTCTTCGGGAGTACCGCGGCAGCGCTTTGACCAGCTCGCCAGCAGCCCCTGGGGTCAGATCGGCCACGGTGGAACAGATCCGGGGGTGGTTTTTGGCGCGATACATGCGACGTCAGGACGCCGCATTGGTCCAAAATGTCGATAAATTCATGGCGGAATTGATCGTTGAACGGGACGAAGAAAACCCTAATCAGATCAACGTTCTATATCCGCCGCAACTAACCGGCTGGCTGGCTGTCATGGCGGGCAGGGTCGCGTTTCGACTAGTATAGGAGGTGTGCTATGACCGTAACCGGTGGAGTCAAGCGGGTCACAATCGACGGCGTCGAAGTAACCGTAGTTGAATATCCAGAGTTTTCAATCGCTGCGCAAAAAAACACTACGGTAGAAGTGGTGTCCGGTCGCACAGGTGTGCGGGCCGAGCCCGTAATCCCGTTCATCGAGCTAAAAATCCTGCTCGATAACATAAACGAGACCGATGTTCAAGGCAAAAACGGCGTCAATGTCCAGCTTGATCTGATGAGCGGAAAATCGTATATTTGGGTTGACGCAGTCGAGGTGTCAGATCCGAGCCAGAGCTCCGAGGACGGGACCTTAGATCTGCGCTACGAATGCACGCCCGGCAACGCCAGACGCCTGTAATTATTGGGCCGCATCGCGGCTTGAAAAGTCAATTTTCTTATAACATCAAACAGTTAAGAGGTCAAAAATGGATAAGGAAATCAAACTAACAACTCCGATCCGCGTCGGCGGTGCGGAGAAGTCTACACTGCATTTTCGGCATAGTCTAAGGGTCGGAGACATGCTAGCAGCCGAGCGATATATGTTGTCCAACGGCTACGACGGTAGCGCCATGGACGCGCTAAACGATGGAAATATTGGTGTAATGTTGGCAATTATGGAGTCATTGTGTCAATTGCCACCGGGCACACTAGAGCAGCTATCACTAGACGATTTTGCGACACTGAGCGATGCGACCAAGGATTTTTTTGCCACGTCCCCGGGGACTGGCGCCGGGGGGTCGGAGTCCTAGTCGCACTGACTAACTGGGGGCCCGATGTGATTGGGGCAATGACGATTCCGGATTTAATTTGGTGGCTGGAGACAGTGACGGAGGCAAGAAAAAATGGCGGCTAAAAAGGGACGAGATCTAAAGATCAAGGCGACGTTGAACGCTGTGGATAACGCCTCTGGCCCGATAACCAAAGCATTTAAAGAGGTTAGAGCCCAGGCGGCCATAACGACCAAGTCCTTTGAGGCTATCGGCAAGAAAATGATGCTAGCTATCGCTGCGGGGGCCGGGGCACTAGCCGCGGCCGGTACCGTGGTGTTCAAAAAAACCGTTGATTGGGCCAGCGAAGCCTCGGAAATGATTAAGTTTTCCCGGCAAGTGGGCTTTGGTGTCGAGGCGTTGCAGGAGCTAGAATTTGCCGCCAATCGCCAAGGCGTGGGCGCCGATAACTTACGAAAATCGCTCGAAAAAATGAATCAGGTTGTCGGTCAAGCCAAGATCGGGCAGGGCGCCCTATCGTCGTATCTGCAGCGAACCGACCGTCGGTTATTACGCCAGGTCAGGGCCGCAAAAACGAACGAAGAAGCGTTTGATCTGCTCCTGGGCAAGCTGGATTCAATCGACGGTCCGGCAAAAAAGGCAGCCTTTGCCACGGCGGCTTTTGGGCGCTCGGGGATGCGGATGGTTCGGATGCTACAGGGCGGCCCAGAGGAGCTGCAAAGACTGCGCGAGGAGATGCGCCGATATGGAGTCATTAGTCAGTCAGCCGCAGAGGATGCAGAGGTCCTCGACGATGAGATGGAGAATTTTAGGCGGACAATTAAGGGCACATGGAATGTCATCGCATCTAGACTAGTCCCTGTATTCACGCCGTTGGTTGAGCGGACCAAGGAATGGATCCTAGCACACCGGGACCTTGTAACAGGCGTGATCCAACAGGGAATAGATAGGCTTATTGAGGGGTTAGCGGCTGCGGATCGATGGTGGGGCGAAAATAAAGAGTCGATAAAAGAAATGGCGAATGTGGGTTTTGGGGCGCTGAAAAAGGTCCTCGAGATCTTGAAATCCGCCATGGCAGTCATCGAAAAGCACGGCGATGAAATCAAAACGCTGGTATCTGTACTAGCCACCGTATACATCGGATCCAAGCTAGTGTCTGCCGTTCAGTCGCTAGAACTGGCTTTTGCCGCGGTCGCTAAGTCACCGCATTTTTTAGCGATTGCGGCGACCATCGCCGCGGCGCACGCAATGAAGAAAGAATTTGAGCGCAAGACTGAACAGTTCGTCAAGGATCAGAGCCTCGCGCGCACGGGCGTGCGTGCGACCAGATCCGAGGACGAGGCCCGGGCATCGGGTAAAGCCGCTGCGCTGGCGGCATCCAGACAAGCTAGGGCCGGCGCCGTCAATACGGGGTCTAATGTATTCGGCGAATCAACGGCCGATGATGATCCACGATGGCAGACGGGGTCTAATGTATTCGGCGAATCAACGGCCGATGATGATCCACGATGGCAGCGGCTAAGGGAAAAATTTCCCGAGACGAAAACCGGGGTAACCGGTGAGATCAAAGTCAGTTTTGAAAACGCGCCGCCTGGGTTGCGGGTGAAAGAGGTCGAAAAACCAAGGGGCCAGGGCGTCGACCTATCGGCAGCGGTCGGGTATAACCTAGCCGGGGAAGTAGCACTATGACACTTGCAGCGGGATATTTTGATGACATCGAATTCGCAATCCGGTCCATTGGTGGATCCGAGGGGCGTCGGGTATCAGTCAATGAATATCCGGGGTTGGATAGTGTCACCGTAGACGATATGGGCAAAGCGCCATCTACTTACACACTGGGTATCGTCTTCACTGGATCGGACTGGTACGAGAGATACACGGCCTTTATGCGTCGGGCTGGCCAGGCTGGCCCTGGGGAGTTGATACATCCCGAAGGGTGGAGCCGGCGAGTAGTAATCCAGGGGGATGTATCCCATGAATTGATCGCATCGGGTGAAGCCACGGCCACGGTTACCTTCGTTGCTGTCGACGATTCCCTGTCGCTGATTGAGCGAGAAATCCCTGACGAAACGGTTGTGCAGGCGGCTGATGATATCGAGCAGGTCGCAAAAACCAGCTTCGTCGAGTCAATCCGGGGCGCGATCGATAAGCTAGAAACGGCGATGCCCGATAAGCTAGCTGCCGAGGTGCTAGCAGCGACCAGGGAACTAGAGTCCGCCATGGCCGCGGCCGGGGCTGCACCGGCTAAGATAGCGCAAGCCTGGGTGTACTACACTAGGGCCATCACGGACCCCACGACACTGCTAAGTGTCGCACAGCACTACCGGGCGCTATATGCCGATACCGTCATTGACACGCTAGGCCCCGCGTCGGCAGCTAGGACCCAAGCCAACGCCAAGGCCCAAGCTAAGATGGTGGCCACGTTGGCCACGGCCCAAGCGGCTAAGCTGGCAATATCTGGGACATATGCCGATATGACGCAGGCGGAAGGGCAGATCTGGACCGTGTCAGAGGCATGCGATGGATGCATTGGCGTACTAGACATGACGCCCCAGGAAGCAACGCTGATGTTGGATCTGCAGGCGTCGATGATAGCGTACTTGCAACATGTCATAGTCCGCTTGCCAAGGACCACAACATACCAAAATGATTACGTTATTTCAGCGTTTGAAATCGCCCAGGAGCTATACCAAGACGGCGAGCGGGCGGATGAGATAGTCGCAAGAAACGTAATAGAGCATCCCGGGTTTATCGAGCCGGGGGCGGCGTTAAGCGTGCTAAGGGTGTAAGTCATGGAAAAGATTGGGCTAGTTATCGATAGTCGCGAATGGACCGGTTGGCAGACGGTGCAGATCGTTAGGGGGCTGACTCAAGCCGCATCGACCTTCGCACTGTCAATGACGCAATATCAGCCCGAGGGCATGTCACTACCGGCGCCAATTCGGGCCGGGGCTGATGTAACCATTCGGATTGATGATGCAATCGCACTGACCGGATTCATCGATACAACGCAGGTGGGTATCACTGCGACGGGCTATAGCATCGATGTATCGGGACGGTCCAAGACGGCCAGATTGATCCGATCGAGCGACCGGGCAGGAAAGGGCGCATATCGCAATATCACGATGCTATCATTAGCATCTGTGATAGCCAAACCCCACGGTATCACAGTAAAAACCGTCGGTTGGGCAGGTAACGACATAGTCAGACAGGTCGAGCTGACTCCTGGGGATACGGCCTTTGCCGCTATCGAGCGGGCGGCTAGACAGGTAGGATGCCTAGTCACAGACGACAGCACCGGTAACCTGTGCTTAGTCAAGGTCTCCGATACCGCCCAGGATTTTCGATTGCGATATGGCGAGGCGCAGGTATCGAGCTGGCAGTACACAGACGATGCCAGCGACAGGGCGACCCTGTACCGTGTTATCGGCCAGAGCGCCGGTAGTAATTCGGCCTTTGGCGACAGTACATCCAGTTGCAAGGGCAGCGCAGCGGATCCGGACTGGACGCCCCAAGAAATCGTGTTGACGTTGAGGGCCGAGGGTAACGCCACTAATGCCGATTGCGAAAAAAGAGCGCAATGGGAGGCTAAGGTCAGACGGTCAAAGGCCCAAACACTACTAGTGACGGTCCCGACATGGCGGGCCCCTGGGGGCGCCATCTGGACCCCTGGGATGACCGCTAAGGTCGAGTTGCCCCAGGTCGGATTAAATCAAAAAATGGTGGTGCAAAATGTCACATTAACGCAGGATACGACCCAGGAGCAGGCGACGTTGGCGCTTGTTGCGGCCGATGCCCTAGGGGGTGTAAGTGACTAGTATTATTAGAGTTTTGCAAAATCTAATATCCCGGGCAACGGTCAAGGGCGTCGACGCTGGATCTAAGATGCAAACGGTCACCGTGGAGCGCCTAGGTACGCAAATAGGCGCCGAGCACATGGAGCCCTACGGATTCACTAGCCGGCCAGCCGCCGGGGCCGAGGCCGTGGTCCTGCAGGTCGGGGCAACGTCCCATCCTATTGTGATTGTGACTCCTGACCGGCGATACCGGATAACGAGCCTGGAGACCGGAGATGTGGCCATTTACGACAGCCGTAATCACGCGATAATACTGAAGGAATCGGGGATTGAGATTGAAGGCGACGTCAAGATAAACGGCAATCTAAGCGTTGTGGGGGCCGGTCACGACATTAAAGCTGGGGCAATTAGTCTCACTGGTCACACGCACCTAGTGACTCAAGAGGGCGCCGAAACCAACCCACCAACCCCGGGAGTATGACATGCCAACACGCATAACACTAGCCCAGACGGGCGGGGACTACACGACCTTTGCCGCCGCTTTGGCGGCGTCGGAGAACGGGACGGCAGAGGAGCATTCGACCATCACGATACTGGACGATGGGACCTATGCCGCCGCAGACCACCTAGTACACAGCACCAGCCTGCAATACCTTGATATTATTGCGTTGGGGGACTGCAAGATCCAATCCAGGTGGTATAGCATAGAGGTGCAGACTGGCGGCAAGGTATGGATGCGGGCGGCTGCGGGGGCCAGGCCGATGCTGCAAGCCAGCGACCGTAAGAACATCCACGTCAGCATAGCGGCGGTGGCATCTAGCGCATCCCTGTACATCGATGGCTGGGATTTTGGGGCAGTGAATGCCGACCACGGGCGGTCACTGCTAAGCATGATCGTTAGCACCGGTCAGACGTCGGATCTGACCGTCAAAAACTCAAGGTACGACGGCCACGGGGCGTTTACGAACTTGACGAGCTGGAACGTCACTGGCACAGGGAACATCACCTTGCAAAACTGTGATTTTTATGCTCCGAATTCGGAGGCACTGGGGCTGCGGGGGGTGGCTACGCTTGATAGCAGCCGTATCACCGTCAAAAAGACCATAGCCAGCGCCGTACACCTCGTCATGACCAATAACGTCATCACGATACTGAAGGGGGCGGCAGACACCGTCGTGGACATGAGCGGTAGTGTCCAGGGCAGCTTGCAGACCATCCAAAGCAACGTGTTTATTGGCCCCGGCGGGGCCAATAAGCTGATGAATTACAACGTCGACGGCGGCACAATAACAGTACAGAACAACATTATCACAGGCTTTGGCACGGTTTTTGACGGCCCCAAGGCATACGCACCGGACCACAACATATTGTGGCAAAACACCACAGTGTACGCAGGATCAGCCAGCGATGGGGGCGACAACATCACCGCGGACCCCGACCTAGACGAGGATGGCAGGCCGGGTGACGAGTCGCCAGCCTGGGGGGCGGGGGCCATTACAGGGTTAAACCATGACATAGTGGGCAACGCCAGACCCCACCCTGGGGACGGCACGGAATCCATTGGGGCATACGAGCAAGAATATGTGGCCCCACCGGACCCCGAGCCCGAGCCACCAAAACCACCTGTGCCTGTGCCTGTGGGGCCCGTGATATATGCGTCAACGCCCGAGGGCTTAGAGATAGGGGGTTTTCCAATCTTTGACGCAACCCCTACCCTGGACGGCGAGCTGGCATTGATACAAGCGATTGCCCAGGCGCTATTTTCTGACGCGGGCTGGTGGGCTGATGCGTACCGAGGGGACAAGATAGGATCTAGACTGCACGAGCTATACGGGGCAGCGATGTGCCCGGAGCTAGGCAGGATGCTGGCGATGCGCGCCAAGGATGCGCTGGCATGGCTGACGGCCGAGGGCTACGCCAAGGACCTGTCCGTCGAGGTGGAGTTAGACGGCGAGTCAGCTAGTATTACTATAGCGGTTGACGTTATAAAGGGTCGTCGGTTAGTGTTAACCGTACCGGAGCTATCCGGCATAATAGGGGGGATGTAAATGTCTGATTTTACTGATGATTTTGCTACGGTGCTAAGTCGGATGCGGTCCCAGATCGCGGCTAGAGTGACCGATATATCAGTGTTGGCGCCCCGGGGCATCATCGATGTCATGACGACGGCGGTTGCCGGGGCCATCTACACGATACACGGATACATCGAGTACATGCTCCGTCAGATCCTGCCGGATACGGCGACCGGCAAGTATCTAGAGCGCCACGGCGCGATGTGGGGGGTGGCTGCATCGGAGGCTCGGCGGGCTATGGGGGTGGTATGGGCTGACTTAGAGATAGCGCCCGGGACCATTATTCATGCGGGCACGATACTAACATCAGAACAGGGGCTAGAGTACGAGACGCTACAAGACGCCGTCAGCATTGGTCATGTGTTCGGTGCTGGCTATGGTCTTTTTGACGGTGATACGGCTGCATTGGTTGCGGCTAGAAACCCCGGCAAAGAGGGGAACCTAAAAGACGAAGACAGGCTTTACTTCCGCTCACCAGTCGATGGGGCTCCTGAATCGGTCAGAGTGTGGTGGATCAGTGGGATAGATAGCAGGACCGGCATGGGTTTTATTATCGCGTGTGGCGCGGCAAATGCAACAATCGATCAGGGAGCGGAATTAACTGATGACGCTGATAATGTCTACGCCGTGCTAACGACCGTTAATCTAAGCAACGATGGTTATGTGGCAGTATTCGTTTTAGGGCAGCAGGGGCAGCCCCCCGGCACGGCCCTGACCTTCACCGACCCACCGCCCGGAGTGAACCCGGTGGCCTACGTGGCTGATGCGGGCATCTATGGCGGAGCCGATGAGCAGACCGAGCAAGAGTACCGGCAATCGATACTAGACCGAATGCGGCAGCCGCCCCAGGGTGGATCCATGGCTGATTATCGCCGGTGGGTTAGAGAGTCTCCAGGGGTAAGGGCTAAAAATGTATGGGTTTTTGGTCATCCCGACACCGCCCCGGGGACGGTGGAAGTGTATTTCACCACATTAGACGGCCTGCCGTCCGGGGCCGACGTGATAGCGGCGCAGGGATACATCGGGCATATGAAGCCGGTTGGGACGCAGGTAACAGTTCGCGTCCCGGAGACCAAGGACCTCGATATCGCGATATCCACACTGATTGCGCCGGGGTATGACCGGCTAGACGTCGTTGAGCAAATAAGGCAAGAAATAGTCGCCGAATTTGCCGATTATGAGATGCAATCAACGCCTCATACTATGCCGATATCGGTTATATATCGGGCGCTTGCGCAGGTCGCAGGGCTAAAAAAATACGCCATTACGAGCATTACTGGCGGGGGATCGCAGGGCGTCGAT